AATGTGGGGCGGCGGTTCTGGTGTTTTGGCTCTGAGCATTTCGCCAGATGCGGTGTGGCTGTCTATTCGTTTTTTTCTCATTTTGGTTCCATTTGCCGATTTCCGGCTGAATATTTCGAGTTAGCGTTGAAGTTTGGGGGTACGGCATGGAGTCTGTTTATTATTTTGAACTGCTCGAAAAACAAAGGCAAATAAAAAAATGTTCGACGAAAGCAAAAGAGTGACAAGACGAGGCAGGGTTTTTGCCTGGATATGCACAAATTGCAGGAATGGCCACGAGGAAACTGTTCATGTTTTGCTCGATTGCAACGTGAGGTGCGACAGTTGCGGGTCTACCTTTAAGGCGAAGGTGGCGAATTATTTGCCAGTATCCAGGGTCACGAAATTGCAATAAATGGCAATCAAGATCCCTCCCCATGTTCTCCGCGCCATAATCTGCGGGCCAGTTCCCAAGGTCCGTAACTGGCGCAAATTGAAGAAGCTCACCCGGGCAGAACGCAACATGAAGTTCGTGGAGCGCTATTGTCTCGCCCCAGAAGGAAAGTATCAGGGCAAGCCGATTGTGCTGGACATATTCCAGGAGGCATTCTTCTATTCGGTCTACGACAATCCATCCGGCACTTCAGAGGCATATCTTTCCATTGGCCGAAAAAATGCCAAGACGGCGACGATAGCAATGATCGTACTCGTTCACCTTATCGGCCCCGAATCTTACCGGAACTCTGAAATCATGTCCGGGGCTCGGTCCAGGGAGCAAGCTGGACAGGTCTATAAGTACGCCTCGAAGATGGTCATGGCATCGCCGGAACTGTCAAAGTACGTCCGCATCGTCCCTTCAGGCAAGAAACTTATCGGCCAGCCACTCAATGTGGAATATGCCGCTTCATCCGCCGAAGCCAAAACTGCACACGGCGGATCTCCGGTGGTGGCGATCCTCGATGAACTTGGGCAGGTCCGTGGTAACCAGGATGATTATGTCGATGCGATCATTACGAGCCAGGGAGCATATGACAATGCGCTCCGAATCGGTATCAGTACCCAGGCCCCGAATGACGCCGACCTGTTCTCTATCATCCTTGATGACGCGAGGACAAGTAAAGATCCGCATATCGTTGCTCATATCTACGCTGCCGATGATGATTGCGATATCATGGACGAAAAGCAATGGTTGTTTGCAAATCCGGCGCTTGGAAAATTCCGGTCCGAGAAAGAATTTCGCGAGTTGGCGGTTAAGGCAGCCAGGATGCCGAGTTTTGAAAACACCTTTCGGAATCTATATCTGAATCAGCGGGTGGAGGTCACATCCCCATTCGTTTCAAAATCGGTCTGGTTATCCTGTGGTGGTGAGGTCTCTGAAATTGACCCGAGCTTGCCGGTGTGGGGCGGGCTGGACCTTTCCCAACGGACGGACTTGACCTGTCTTGTGCTGATCCAGAAGCAAGCTGGTGTCTGGCAATCATGGTTCTACTTCTGGACTCCGGCAGTCGGGCTGGTTGATCGATCAAAGAAAGACCGCGCACCATACGATCAATGGCACTCTGCCGGATTAATCCGGACCACACCCGGAGCCACGGTCGATTACGATTATGTCGGGCAGGAGATTATCGATATCACGGCTGGCCTGGATGTTAAAGGCATCGCGTTTGACCGGTGGCGGATTGAGGATCTGAAAAAAGTGCTGGCGAAACTTGAGGAGGAAATACCCGAGAGCGACAGGTTGCCACTCGTCATGCACGGACAGGGGTTTAAGGATATGTCGCCGAGCATCGAGGCGCTTGAAGCTGAATTACTCAATGCTCGAATCGTTCACGGTATGAATCCGGTCATGGTGATGTGTGCCTCGAATGCCCTGGTTGTCGAAGATCCAGTGAAGGCCAGGAAGTTTGAGAAGAAGAAATCAACCGGCAGAATCGATGGGCTTGTTGCTCTGGCTATGGCTGTCGGCATTGCTTCACGGACCGAGGAGCCATCCGACGAGGGGAATATCTATGAGAAAATGGAGTTGATAAAGTCGTAATTCGTAATTTGAATTACAAAATAGAAATACAAATTACAAAAAACATATTGCAATTACCAAATCGTAACCGTATAATGAGGAAAAGTTGAGCTAATTTTTCTCAGAAAATCCTTATTAACGGGGCGATATGTGAAGTTTTTTCCCGATTTATTAGCAATATCAGGCCTTGCCCTATTAGGGTATGGCCTTTTTTTGTTTAAACCATGGGTGTCGTTCTCCGTTTGCGGCAGTCTACTTATCGTAGCCGGTTACCTTTTTGGTAAATCGGAAACGGATGGTGCCGCTTGAGCATCATGTCTCGCATAGCACGGCCAATGGCCATGACCAGCCGGGAACTTGAGCAGGCGATCATGTCCGTTTACGGCGGCGGGTCTACTTCCTCCGGTGTTTCCGTAACAACCGATTCGGCATTGCGTGCCATGTCGGTCCATACTTGTGTTCGGGCAAAATCAAACGGCATCAGAATGATGGATTGCTATTTGATGAAGCGTGAAGGCGGCGAAAAGCGAGAAGCCACCGAACACCCTGTCTATCGTTTGCTTAATCGAAGACCAAATTCATGGATGACCCCATCTGACTTTTGGGGGATGGTTTCGGCTTGCCTTGATCTTCGGGGAAATTTCTATGCACTCAAGAGCGGCCTTCCAGGGCGTCAGGTAAAAGAGCTTATTCCCTTGCCGGTAGGCGCGGTGCAGGAGGTTGTTCAAACTCCCGACTATGGCCTTTTCTATAAGGTGGCCAGACCGACACAGGATGTATCTGGTAATTGGACAGCCGCCGGTCAAGGGGTTGGTGGGCAGGTTGATACCATTCCAGCTGAGCGAATTATGCACATACGAGGCCTGACGCTTGACGGCTTCACTGGCCTGAATCCAATAGCATATGCCCGCGAAGGCATAGGCCTTGAGCTTGCTATAGAGAAACACGGCGCGAAATTGTTCACCAACGGCACCAATATCGGCGGCGTGCTCACCATGCCTCCTGGCCAGTTCTTTAAAGATCGAATCGCAGCGAAAAACTTTCTCGATAGTTTTAACGAAAACTATTCGTCAGTGGAAAACGCTCACAAGGCGGCACTGCTTGAAAATGGGGTCACCTGGACGAAAATGGGAATGACCTCTATCGATGCTCAGTTTATCGAAGCCAGGAACCTCCAACACAAGCAGATAGTTGACTTGTTTTTTACAATCCCGCTTTCGATCATGTCAACAGGCGACAAAACAGCCACTTTTGCCAGCGCAGAACAGTTCTCTATCGCCTACGTGATGTACGCCTTGATGCCATACGTCAAAAGCATCGAACAGGCCGCCGAGCGCGATCTGCTTACGCCAGCAGAGAGCGATTATTTCGTGAAATTCGACGCCAAAGACCTTCAGCGCGGGTCCTTTAAAGAGCAGATGGAGGGCTTCCAAATAGGTGTAAACACTGAGATATTTAGCCCGAATGAGTGCCGAGACGTTCTTGATTATAACCCATATGAAGGCGGCAACGAATACCGGACAAGGACAAGCTCGATGAAAACAACCGGAGAAACAGCGAATGAGCCTAAAAAAACTCCCGCAAATTAACGCGAAAGCGCCGAACGGCGTCAAGTGGGACACTCACTCTGATGCCATGTCGAAATGGGACTCATCTCTTATTTCCGCCAGTTCTGACACCGCCACCATCACCATGTACGACGCCATAGGGTCGGATGGATGGTCTGAAGGCGTTACGGCAAAAAGAATTTCAGCAGCACTCCGGTCAATCGGTGATCGTGACGTAACTGTTTCGCTCAATTCTCCTGGTGGGGATTTTTTTGAAGGGATCGCAATTTATAACCTGCTCCGCGAGCACCCCTTCAAAGTAACGGTGAAAGTGGTAGGCCTTGCTGCCTCTGCCGCATTAAAGCATTTTAGATATTCATCCACGAATATCTTTTGCTTATTAGAAAGGGCGTGCGCCGGCTTTGCTTCGTCGGTCATTTCGTCCTATCCACTCCCCAGATTGTATCAATCAGCCAACCCGCAACCACGCCCGCGCCGATGGGCAGGAAGCCGCCAAAGTAGCCAGCCAGGAAGCGCGCATCGTTATCTTTGATGCCATCGAATGAGCGCCACGCCACGAGAGCGACCGGAGCAGTGCCTACCACGCCGATACCGGTGCCGATGATTTCCTGGTAGCCCTGAGGCATCTTGCGCGTGATGCTGCTCGTCTGGTGTAGGGCTATGCCCCACAGGAACGCGAGTACAAAGTTTATAGATGATTTCATTTCAGGCTAAATCCTTTCCCGTTCATCCTTGCGCGGAGTTGCGCGTTTTCGATTTCAAGTTCTACGATGCGCGCCTGTAAATTGTCCTTGTCTGTTTCGAGCGCAGTAACCCGCGCCTGTAATTCCTTTATGCTAATCTCCATCCGGGCCGCTACTTTTTCTAGCTGGTCGTAGCCGTCATTGCGCGCGCTTCTGAAAGCGGTGTACAGACTTACGAATACAACGAGCAGGGCAGTAATCGCCCCGATTAGTTCAATTGGGCTGAATGTCGGCATTATGACCCGCCTTGTATTTTTTATATTTTTCGATGATTACGGGAATGTATATTGCTTGTCGTTCTCGTTTGCCTTCGCGCTCAGTAGCGGGTATATCTTCGCGGCTTCATCCCACAGCGCGCCCTCGTTTGTAATCTCCGGTATCGTGCGCCTGAACACCACCGCGCCAAAGTCCTTGTTTTGGATGTGGCGCAATGGCTCAAGTAACAGCGCCCAGGTCTTACCGCCGCCCGCCGCGCCGCCATAAACGGCAATATCCGCGCCAGTGGCAAGGAATGACTCTTGACGCGGCTGCGGTCTAATCTCGGTTGCGGCCATTGTCAGGGATGTAAAGCTGCACGATTGCCGCGGGCAGGTCTTTACCGTCTTTGCCTGTCAATTCCTGACGGTCAATATACTTTCCTGCCACGCGCAAAACTTTGTCGATGGCTGATTGCGCATCGTACATTTCAAACTCTATCTCTGTGATTTCCGTATCCCCGTCAGCGTCCGTCTTTCCGATATGCGTAATCGTCTTTTGCTTGATTTTACGGAGTAGCCGGGTCAATCCTTTTTCACGCGCCTGCCGAAT